CCATTCACCTAAGCCAGTTCAACGCCCATCGCCGCCCCGGTAGCGGGGTCACGCACAAGCCTGCGCGGCGCATTGACCTTTTCGAGGGCGGCGGCAACCGCCTGAAGCGCGCTCGCCGTGAGGATTGCGCCTTGGTCCGTCTCGCGCGGGGCTTCCGGCAGCGGGGCTTGGGACGCCTGCTGCGCCCGCATATCCTCGCGGTCCATGCGCTGCCCCTCGAAAGCGCGGGCTTCCTGTTCACCCTGCACCTTCGCAAGAATCTCGGCTTCCTTCAGGCGAAGTTCCGCAACCTTGATCTCGTATTCCTTCTGAGACTCCTGGCCGCGCAATTCCATTTCGCGCGCCTTCAATTGCAATTCCTGCATCTTCACCTGCGCGCCGACCTGATCCGACTGCGCCTTCATCTTTAATTGCTGGTTTTCCTGCTGAAGCTGCCCGATAAGTTCCGTTCCCTGAGCAATCTGCTGCTGAATCTCGGGCGGAATCTGCGGCTGGGCAGGCTGTCCGCCCTCGCCTTCCTGTAGCTGCGGCGGGAGCATCTTTTTCAGGCGCTTCGCGATCTCCTGAGCGCCCGGGATGTCCATGTTCGAGACGAGAATGTCGCCGATGATCGGGGCGGCCTGGGGGGCAGACCGCACCAGCTCAATAAGCTGCGTCACCGCCTGCTCGCGCTGCGTCGAGTAGGACGGGCCGGTTTTCACCACCACGTCGTACTTGCCGACGTCGAGCGAGTAGAGACGGTCTTCCGGCTTGTCGTTCGGCGTGTCCGCGCCCTGCTGCGGCGCCATCTGGCCTTGCTTCACCAGCTTGACCACCTTCGGCGCCATGTCCTCGCCGAGGATGCGGATCGTCTCGCGAGGCGAATAGATCGACGGGATGATCTCGATCAGCACCCGGCCGGCGTACTGAATGGCGCGGGCGAGGTTGTCGATGAAGTGGAACGTGCCCGTGTCGCTCTCGCGCTGGCGGGCCTGGATCGCGCGGCCCGACGTCTCGTTGGACCGAGCCCCGAGGGAGGCGTCGTAGATGCCGATGATCGCTTTCATGTCATCCGAGGCGTTCAAAGCCTCCTGGATGTTGCCGGCGGGAACCGACGGGAACGGCTGGCGCTGCGGCGGCGGGCTGCCCTGCTCATAGACGAGGTACGGATGCGAGCGCGTGTTGGCCGTCCGCCACTTCTCGCCTTCCGCCCCCTGGGGGATCGCCCCTTTCTGAGCGATGAACGGCGCCCGCGGCGCCAGGGCGACAAGCTCCGTCGAGGACGATCGCCAGAAGTTGAACATCATCTGCGGGTCGCGGGCGTCTCGGATCAGCGACCGGAACCGGCGCCGCCCGTCGACAATGACCTCGTCTCCCCACACCGGGCAGATCGGGATGGACTGCCCGGCCCAATCCGCCTCTTCCAAGACCTCAAGCCCCGAGAGGATGCGGCGAACCACCTTGTAGTAGTCGGCCTCGCGCTCGCGGGACGGGGTGATGCCTTGCAGCCCCAGGAACTCGATCATCGTCATGGTCACGCCAGGCGCGACCTCGAACGGCTTCTTCAGGTCCTCTTCGCGGACCACCTTGCCGTCCGAAAGCTGGACGATCTTCCGCTTGTGCATGGTGCGGAGGAAGTATTCCGCGATCCGCACGCTGTCCTGATTGAGGTTGTCGCCGTCGAGCCGGTCGCCCGTGTCGCCCTCGAACGAAACCGCCTGCTTTCCTGGGTAGCGCTGCTCGAAAACCGATTTCGTCAGCCACTCGGAGACGAAGCCGTATTCCCAATCGCTGGCGTCAAATTTGGTGGTCGAGGCGTCCCAATGAACCGAGAGCGGGTTGGCGATGCGCTCGATCCGGGCTTCCATGTCGAAGCTCTCGGCGTGCGCGTAGTCCGTCGTGATGCGAAAAAACCCGAAGCCCCCGGACACCGAATGCTCCAAGGCCGTGTCGTAGGCAATGTCCGCGTTGGACCCCTGCTGGATGGACCGGCAGAGACCGCCGATTACCTCCGCGGTGTCGACGTCGGCCCCGCCATCCACGGGGACCACGGTGATTGACGGCTTGTTCTGGCGGCTGTCGTTGACGACCTGCTTGATGAAAGCGGTCATCTTGTTGATCGTCAGGCAGGGACGGCCCTCGGCCTCGCGCTGTTTGCGGACCTTCGCCGGCCACTGCTCGTTCAGGCGCGAGAAGCGGATGTCCTCGATCGCTTCCCTGCGGATTTCGGACGTCGTCCCTTCGCTTTCCTCAAGCCGGTCCAATGCCTCGGCGACAACGCCTTCGTCGGGCCGGTTTTTGGACTTCTTCGCCATCAGGACATCCACCCTCCGGGGCCGGCATAGCTTTCGTCAGGCTCAGTCGGGATGCTCGCGTTGCCGATGAACTCAAGGCCACGGCCGATCAGCGACAGGACGTCGACCCCATCATCGAACTTGCCGGCCGGGAACGTGAGCATCTGGCGCCTCAATTCGACGGCCCATTCAGGCGCAGGCTTCGGAGACCAGAACTTGCCCATGCTCGCAAGGGCCTGGAACGGGCGAGCGCGCGTCGGCTTGTCATGGATCGAAGGCAGCCACTCGACGCGGCAGTAAGCTTGACGCTCCTGCATTCGACGCATCAGGAACGGCTCGACAGCACGGCGGATAGGCCCGGACTCTCCGAACCAGCACATGGGCTTGTGCTTGACAATCTGGTCACACAAGCGCTCGATCCAGACGTCGGCCGAAGCTTGCCCGCGCCACCAGTCCAGAGCGTAGATGTTGCCCTGATGGTCGACCCCGAACACGCCGTGCTCGGTATAGTCGCCATCGCCTTCGGTTACGGCGAAGTCAGAAGCCCCGTAGACGTACAAATGCGCGGGGGCCTTATCGTATTCGCCGAGCCATTCGGACTTGAAGAACGTGCCATCGTCAGGGATGGGGTTCTGCTGGTAGAGGGCGTTCCAGGTGCGCGACGGGGTGGACGTCGCGAGCTCGATCAACTGCGCTCCGTACCCGTAGTCGTCATCGGACCAAAGCGGCTCACCCGGCCTTCGCCCGAGGGGGTCGTCCGCGATCGCCAAGGCCGGCAGGCTTACGACGTGCCAGTCCTGGTGCTGCAGCGCGCGGCCGGCAAGGTCGTCCTCATGCCAGCGCGTCTGGATGAGCACTTCCGCGGCGCCGGGCACTAGGCGCGTGCGGAAGTCGTTGATGTACCAGTCCCAGACCCGATCACGGAGCAGGTCGCTATCCGCGTCCTGTCGCGACCGAATGGGGTCGTCGATGATCCCGAGGTTGGCGCGGAAGCCGGCGATGCCCGTTCCGACACCCGCAGCGTAGTATTCGCTCTTGGTCGTCAGCGCCCAGCGGCCGGCGGCCGTGCTGTCCGCGCTCAGTTCGAGGTCAAGAACCCGCGCGTTGTCCGCGATCAGGTTGCGGATACGCCGGCCCCACTTCTCCGCGAGTTCCGTCGTGTGCGAAGCCGCAAGGACATTCCAGCCCCGCCTGCGCTGCAGCAGCCAAGGCGGGAAAAGCACGCTCCCATATGTCGATTTGGCTGAGCCCGGCGGCATGAACACCGCAAGGCGGGGAATTTCGCCCCGAGCTACCGCTTCAAGCTTGCCGCCCAGAAGGCGCTGGTGAGCCGCAGGGGTGAAGCCGCAATGGCCGCACCACTCAGTGAACGACGCCCGGATTGCTCTCCGTTGCAGCATCGTCGCTGCCGCCATCGCCCGCGACAACGGCTGCGAGGTCTGCATCGCTGAGGCTGTTGGGGTCGCGATTGTCATGGATCGTGACGTCGGCTTCCTGGCGCGGCTTGCCGTCCATGCGGTCGCCGATCTCGCGAATGGCGGTCACGTCACCTGCCATAGCGAGGTCGACAACTTTTTCAGCGATCAGGCGCAGCTTTTTACGACCATCTTCGCCCTGAGCGTTGACGGCAAGGCGCAGCGCATCGCGCCACGGCTTCTCGGTTGAGCCGGTCGGGCGACCTCGGGCGGACGCTGCCATTTCTCGTGTACCTAACGCCTTGAAACGAAAACGCCCGCCGGGGTGTCCGTGCGGGCGCAGTTCGCAATTCTCGAAGAGCTGTCTACCCCATTGGGGGCGAAAAGTCAAGCGACCGCTAGCGCCAGCTTGTCGGGTGCCGGAAGCGGCGTGGCGCGGACGATGGCGGCGTAGTCGTTGAGCGCGGCGGCGACGGCGGAAAGCGGGAGCGGCTGGCCCCAGACGACCACGTCGATCACGGTGGGCAGCGCCCGGAAGCCGATGCCGGCCCAGCGGCGCTCCCAGGGCAGGAAGCGGTGCTTGTGCTTCCAGGCCACCTCATCGCTCATGACGTGGTGCCCGCCCTCGCCGCGCGCCCCGGGGCTCTGCTTGCCATAGACCGCGAGGTAAAGCTCGGCCAGCTCGATGGCGGCGTTCTTGGCGGCGGTGTCGATCATGCCCATGCGGTACATTTCCTGGATCGGGCACGGGATCAGCTTGGCCTCGGTTTCGGGCGTAGGCCCCACGCGCTCGGAGCGGTCTACGGCACGGCGGCGGGCGCGCTTCTCGGCCTTGCTGGGCATCAGGCGGCCTTCTCGGGCTTGGGAACCACGGTCTTGATCGCGCTCGAGACCAGCCGGCGGATGGGGGCCGCCATGGCTTCGGGTGCGGGCTCGCCGGCAAGGGCCTCGAGGCGGCGGCGCTCGTGCTGCATCCGGCGAAACTCACGGTCCAGATGCTCGGACAGTTCGGAATAACTGGGGAACCACTTGAACGCTCGAGCGGCCCGGTCGAGCACGTCTCGAGTCAGCATCGCTCGAGGGTATTGCCCGGCCAGCATGGAGCCGTAGGCCGCCATCTTCGCTCGAGCGTCGTCGGCGGTCATGTTGCCGGCGACCAGTATCCCCAGCTTGCCGACCCACTCCGCGATCGAGCGCCCGTCCGCCTTGTCCTCGAGATCGACTCGGGCAAGCATCCCTCGAGCCTCGGCACGCAGGCTGTCGGGGATCACGGTCGGCGGCTTCCATTCGGCGCGGCGCACGTCGAAGCCGTTTTCGCCGATGTAGCCCTCGGTCCTGTCACCCAGCGCGGCGGTCAATGCCCTCGAGGGCTGCGGCGACAAAGCCGTTGCTTGGGGGTCTCGCTCGACGATGCTGGTCGCCATTGCCTCGGTTCCTCGTCTTCAGGGTCGCCTCGATCCACGCCACGGGGCCGACGATGGGCGGTGACTGGCCTCGGGCCTCGGTCATCACGGCCAGCACGTGCGCGTCGCCGTAGACCGCGCACCA